CTTGTAAACAATGCATCGGTTGTCGTCTCGAAAATAGTAGACAGTGGGCTGTCCGTGCTGTTCACGAAGCCCGTTCTTCGTCTTCTGCTTATTTCATTACTTGCACTTTTGACGATTGTCATTTGCCACGTGATAAAAGCTTAAGCAAGAAATTTCATCAGACTTTCATGAAAAATCTTCGTCGTGAGTATGGCAGTGGTATTCGCTTTCTCGGCTGTGGTGAATATGGTGAACTTCATGGTCGTCCCCATTATCATTACATTTTGTTTAATATTGATTTTGATGACAAAATTTTTCGGTTCCGTACAGACGGTTATAACACTTATACTTCTGCTCGTTTTGCCAAAGTATGGAAATACGGTATGCATCTTATTGGTGAGTTTAGCTTTGATTCTGCTGCCTATGTCGCTCGCTATATAGTTAAAAAGCAGACAGGTAAAGATGCTCCTTCTCACTATAAAGGTCGCATTCCTGAATTTATGGTTGCTTCCAATCGTCCCGGTATAGGCGCTAAATGGCTTGAGGATCATGGTGAAGAATGCTACGCCAATGATTATGTTATTATCAACGGCAAAAAGATGCGTCCTCCTCGTTATTATGACAAAAAATTTGACGAAACTCATCCTCACTGGATGGAATATATTCGTAATAACCGCATTGAGAAGATGCTTCACAACCTTGAAAACAATACTTTTGAGCGTTTAGTTGACCGCTGTCGTGTTCAGGAAGGTAAGTATAAGCATTTTCTTGGCAGGAAGCTTGACAAAGTATTATGATTCTGTTATTATTAAGTCAGAAATGAGGTGATGCCTATTAGTGAACTTGTAGCGGTTAAAAATTTCTGTCGTGAGCGTAATATTTCTTTTGATTACTCTTTTCGTGGTAGTAAATATGCTGCTTACCGTCTTAAACCTGATGATTCTAGGGTTATTCGTCTTGATAATGAATATTTTGTTATATCTGCTACACTTTACCTTATGATTCGTAGGTATTTAGTTGCATTTAGGAAAGGAGATGGTTCTGCTGAGACTTTATTCCATTTATGATTCCAAGGCTGAACAGTTCAGCCCTCCGCAGGTTTATCACAACGATATGCTTGCTCTGCGAGCTTTTGAGGGTATAGTTAACGATGATAAAATGCTTATTAAAAAGTATCCTGAAGATTTTTCTCTTTATTATGTTGGTAATCTCGGTGACAGCGACGGTCGCTATTACGTTGAGAATTGTGACGAACCCCGTATTCCTGTCATGGTTGGTCGCGCCATAGAATATGTTCAGACTGTTGACAATAACTCTACTGAATGATAATCTAATAAAGAGCGTATCAGGAAAAGGACGATCTCATAGAGATCGCCCTTTTTTTGTACGCTACGCCCGCCGCGTCTAGGCGCCTGCGAAAGGAGGTGAAACTATGAAATTTAAGACAGCTTATGATCCTGTAGAAGAACATGATCATTGCGGCATTGAGTTTACTATGCCCTCTCTTACGGTTCAGGACGAGAAAGATGAGACTGATATCAATTACATCGTAAATAAGTATGCAGACGGTCAGAAAGGCATCATGACTCTTGACCTCGGCGATAGTTCGCAATACGCTTACCTGCAGTTCGGAGATGCAACGCTTCCCGGTGACTATAGTACAGCTCTTGAGCTTGTGTCTGGAGTTCGTGAAGAGTTCTACAGTTTACCCGCTTACGTTCGAGCTAAATTCGGTCACGATCCTATGAATTTCATCAACCAATTGAATGATCCTGCGACACTTGAGTATCTCCAACAACAAGGTCTGTATGGTAGCAAACATACCTTTGATGAACCACAACAGTCCGTAAGTAGTGAACAAACACAAGAAAAAAGTAACACTTTAAAACAAAATAATGAAGAAACACAAAAATAGGCGTCACCGAGCCAGTTACTTACTTGATGTAACTGGCGTAGGTGACGCAAAAATAATCTAAAACCTAATAATAATTTGCTTTAGGTTAATTATTAGGTTTACACTTCGAAGAAGGTGAAATTTTGGCTCGAAAAAAAATAAGGGTTCGAGGACATCGCTTTAGCGATGCTCCTGCAATGTACATGAAAAGGACTAAATTCGACCGTTCTCATGTTTATAAGACAACTTTTAATTCAGGTAAGCTTATACCTGTATTTGTTGACGAGGTTTTGCCTGGCGATACTACTCGTATGTCTGTTAATTATTTCGCTCGCTTGGCTACTCCTATTAAGCCTATCATGGATAATATTTATCTGGACTGGTTTTTCTTTTTTGTCCCAAACCGCCTCGTTTGGGAACATTGGCAGAACTTCTGTTTTGAACAGGAAGACCCTGATGATAGTACTGATTATGTTATCCCTACTGTTTCTGCTACTGGTAACTCTAAAAATTCCTATATAGGCTCTCTTTGGGACTATTTCGGTTTGCCCGTGAATACGTCTGGTAATTTATCTGGTATTAGTGCTCTTCCGTTTCGTGCTGTTTACCTTATTTGGAATGAATGGTTTAGGGACGAAAACCTCCAGAAATCCGTCAAGATTCAGAAAGGTGATACTAACGAGGTTTTAAACTCTGCCCGATCTTCTGAACAGCCTTCTTGGGTATTTTCTTCTGGTACTACTATAGTGGCAGGCCTTGCCTGTCCTCCTCGTGGTAAGCGTCATGATTACTTTACTTCAGCCCTTCCCTGGACACAGAAAGGCCCTGGCGTATCTGTAGGGCTTGCTGGCACTGCTTCTATAGTCGATCCTACTCCTTCGAATGGTTATCTGCTCTGGAGCGATAGTAATCAGCTTGCCGCTCTTTCTGCTTATGGCGGTGATGCCTCTTCTTCAGGCGGTCGTAGGATTGCATCAGGTACTAGCTCTATTTCGTTTAATCGTTATGGTTCAACTTCTGATTATAGTGGTATAGGTGGCTTTGCTGGCAACTCTTCTAAAGAAACTACTATGCAAGCTAGGTTTGCTTCTGGTTTTCTTGGCAATGATTCTTATGTTGACTTGGATACTTCGAGCATTTTTACTATTAACAGCTTACGTACAGCCTTTCAGATGCAGAAGTTCTATGAACGCCTTGCCCGTGGTGGTAGTCGGTATACAGAAGTGCTTCGCTCTTTCTTTGGCGTAGTTTCTCCTGACGCCCGTCTTCAGCGTCCTGAATTTCTTGGTTCTTTTACCAAAATGGTAAATGTCAATCCAATAGCGCAGACTTCTGCAACCGACAACACTTCCCCGCAAGGTAACCTTTCTGCTTATGGTGTTACTGCTGCTAAATTCCATGGCTTTACCAAATCTTTTGTTGAACACGGCTATATTATAGGCTTTGTTTGCGCTCGTGCCGACTTAACCTATCAGCAAGGTATTAACAAAATGTGGCTTCGTTCTACTGTTTACGATTTCTATTGGCCTACATTCGCGCATCTTGGTGAGCAGGCCATTGAACTTCGTGAGATCTATGCTCAAGGTTCTAAAGATGATACTACTGTTTTTGGCTACCAGGAACGTTATGCCGAATATCGCTATAAACCTTCGCAGATTACTGGTAAGTTCCGTAGCTCTGTAACTGATGGCACTTTAGATAAGTGGCATTTGTCCCAGTACTTTAAAAATGCTCCAACTCTCAACGAGGAATTTATAGTCGAAAATCCGCCTATTGATCGCATTATTGCTGTTCCCAGTGAGCCTGAGTTTTTGCTTGATATAGGCTTCCGTTACACTACTGTGCGTCCTATGCCTATGTTTGGTACGCCCGGCCTTGTTGATCACTTCTAGAAGGAGTTGGTTTTATGTCATGGCTTTCTAATACTTTAGGCAGTGTTGCTGGTTCTGTTTTAGGTTCTGCAGTTCAGAATCATTACAATTCTGCTAATGCCGCACAGGCTAACGCGTGGAATGTTGAAAATTATAAACATCGTTATCAATGGGCTGTAGAAGATATGCGCAAAGCTGGTCTTAATCCTATTCTTGCCGCAACTAATGGTGTAGGCGGTTCTATATCTGGAGCTTCAGCTGCTTCTGTAGGTATGAGTGATATTGGTTCTACTATGAACTCTGCTAAAGCCGCTAGTGCCGCTGAAAGGCAGGCCAAGAACGCCGAGCATCTTGCAGTATCTCAAATTGATAAAAATGTCGCAGAAGCCGATTCTGTGCGTCAGAGCACCCATGGTACAGTCCTTCAGAATGGTATCCTTGCAAATGATTTGAATCTTCGCGAGCAGACTTATGAAAAACGTCTTGGTTATGAGCTTGAAAAGATGAATTTGGAGCTTGAAAACCTTCGTCTTCAGGGTTCTTACCTTAGCTCTGGTGTTTTGAACAACATTGCTTCTGCTAACCGTGCTAATTCTGCCGCCGCTTTTGATAATATTCAAACTGAGATGGCAGGTATGGAACGTGATTTTTATAAGGATCTCGAAAGTCTTACAGGTGCCCCTAGGTCTGTCGCTAGTGGTGTTGGTTCTACTGTTAAAAATGTTATAGGCTTCCTCGGAGGTCGTTATTTTGGAAGGAGATAATTTTATGTCCAATAAAACTACTATGATTCTTACTTTTATTGTTTCTGTTGTTGTCCCTTTTATCCAAGAGGTTGTTGACCTTATTGAAGCTTTAAAAGGTCGTTCTACTCCATCTACTCAGCTTGTCAGTAAAGTCGCATCCGACTTTTCGCACGATGTTGACAAACTTGTTGAGCCAGTTGCTAATAAGGATGATTCTAAAAAAACTAGCCGTTTTTTCGGTTCTTGGAGGGATGCTAAATGAGACGTCGCCGTTTATCTAAGCGTGGTTCTCGTCGTCTTTTTCGGCGTACCTCCAGATCTCGCCGTAGAAATTTTAAAAGAGTAGGACGAGGTGGATTTAGGATTTGACATTCTGATTTAATCCTGATACAATCGGTACAGGTGATTAATATGGTTTGTTATAATCCAATTCTTATGTACCCAGTTGAAGGAGCGATTACGAAAAATGGAAAACAACATTATAGTTTTTACGGTAGCCTTGCCTCTCACCCTGAGCTTGCTAGCGATAGCCGTTTCATTCGTTGTTCTTGTAAACAATGCAT